TAGTCCTAATGTTGCATTTCTTACCCAATCACAATGGAACACCTCTGCTGTATCGTCATTAGTTGCTCTAATAAATCCAGTTCCTGCTGCTACATCTGCTGTTGCTCCTGCTCCTGCTGTAAGACCTCCTCCTGATATTTTACCTGAACTCTGTGTTGTATTAGCCCAATCTTGAACATTATCATATGTTGGTGTATTCAATACTGGCATTTCTACTTGGTCTGCTACTACTAAATGAGGATTACTTGTTGATACAATATGTGAATTTATATCAGTAATCATCTTAGCTGTTAATAAACAAGTGAAAGCATAAGTTTGTCCACCTGTATTATGATTAACATCTGCTGTTCCTTCTTGCGCTCTAGTAACTGTAAATGTATCTGTACTTCTAGCTGTTACTCTTACTATCTCTACACTTGGATCGTCTGCTGGGTTTGCATAAGCTGATATATCCCATAACACACAGTTATAGTTATCTACTGCTGGGTCAGGGAACTCTGCTCCTTCACCTGATTGTAAAACAACAGAAGTAGCACCTGCTGCTATGCCTGCTGATAGTGTCCCTTTTGCGAAATTTGCTACCCCATCTAATGCCATATTATTCTCCTATTATTGTATTAATTTGATTTCTACTCTTTTTAGTAATACTTGATATTTCGTTTCTTGACTTTTTAGTAATACTTGATATTACGTTTCTTGACTTTTTAGTAATACTTGATATTACATTTCTCTGTACTCTATCGAACCAATTACCAAGTTCTATAATTTTTAGTTTGATTACATCTGTGATAGTTACTCCAAAAGTTGTAACTTTAGATAAGACTTCTGTTAAATGTAATGCTTCGGTTATATTAACTACTACTTGTAACCCTCTTGCTACTACTTCTGTTAAGTCTAAAGCATCTGTAACTGCAACAAATAATCCTGCTACTCGTTCTACTACCTCTGTTAGCTTTAAAGCTTCAGTTATAGTCTGTTTAAATGAAGTTGTCTTAGTTAAATCTTCTGTCAAATCTAGTGATTCTGATATTGTCTGATTAGCTACAAATGTTTTAGTTAAAACCTCTGTGTAATCTAAAGAATCTATTAGTAACTTGTTGAATATTGTCTGTTTTTCTAAATCTTCTAATAACTCTAAGGCATCAGTAACTACTACTGATATATTCTTAGACCCTAGAAGCTGTCCATATCCTCCACTTGCGTAATTATAACCTCCGTACATATTTAAGCGTTAGCTGATGAAATCTTATATGTGATTGTTAAAGTATCACCATTCTCTACATTCTTTGTAGTAATAACTGTTCTTGATAACATTGTTCCTGTTGAACTTGCGTTTAATACTCCAACTTCTGCTACTGCTTTAGTTCCTGTTACAGAGAAAGCCTTTAAAAGTTGTGCTGTATCATTAGTTACTGTTGTTGTTACTCTTGAAGCTGTAGCACTTGCTCTTTCTAAACCAGAATCAGTAATTTCTGTTCCTAGTGTAGTATTTCCTGCTGCTGCTGCTGTATCATCTGTTCCTACTGCTAAATAAGTAAATGCTGCCTCTGATCCGTCTCCATTGATAACTGAAGCTACTCCTGCTAGTCCAGCATTAACTACTAAGTTGTATACATTGTAAGATAAAGCCATTCCTCCTGTAAGATAAGGAATCCTTAAATCTAATCCAAACTTTTCAAAGATAAATCTTCCAAGTTTGTTTTCTTGCCATAACTCTTTTAATTCTCCATTTTTGTCTGTGATAGTAAGATTATATCTTCCTACTAACTTTTGTTTGTCTTTAATCATATTTATTTTTTATTCGTAATCTTGGTAAGCAGCCCTTAATTGATACTCTGTATCTCGGTCTTTCCTACCATAGTGTTTTTCTAATTTTATTATCTCTTGTTGTAATAACGTTGATAAATTTAAGACCTTTTTGTCAATATTTTTGAATATTGAATATTGTAAACAAGCATCTATTGCTATAACTGGATCAAACTGTTTATCTATTCCTGATGTTTGATCTGTATCTGTTGAAACATATTCTTCTCCTTCTCTTGAATAAATAAATTTAGCTTCTGCACCTGCTGCTACTTCTGCAGTAGTTGCTCTTGGATATAAGAAGAATGAATTACCAGAAGCATCATATCTTGGTGCTGTTTTAGAAAATCTAGCATCTACTGTTGTATCGTTACCTAATCCTAGCCCTGTTGATTCTCTGTCCCATCTCTCTGCTCTGTAATAATTTGTTCCATCATAAGTAATGTCCAATCTTCTGATTTGTAAAACCTCTTCACTAACTGGTAGAGTATAAACTCTTTGGTTAGCTGCTAAGCTAAATGTTCCATCTGGTTCATCATCATAACCAGTATCATCAAAATCAAAACCATCTACTGATTGTAAAATCTTTCCGATTGTATTATGTTTACCTATATTTAGGTAATTAGTGAACTTTTTTAATAATATTGCATTGCCAGAAATCTTACCAGCATTGAAGTCTAGTAAGTCCTCACAATATTGAATGAGTCCGTTGTAATTTGTTGTATCGTTGAATTTCATATATAAAAAACCTTACTGTTAATACAAGTAAGGTGCGAAACCGTTTGCGTGTTATTAAATTGTTAATTACTATCTAACCATTTATTATTACCATACCATATATTCAAGAAAAAATCAAGTCCTTTATCTCTTTAGGACAATCATATTCTACAAGGTGACTAACCTCTTCTCCATATGGTCTAATGTTCTGTTGATTTTCTCCTTTATAAACTGTCTCAAAGTAATTCTTAGTGCTACCCCATCTTTTAATAATATCTTGTTTATGAGCAAAGCTATTTATCTTTTCAAATACTTTTCTATCAGTCTTAGCAAAACTGAAATGATACAAAATTATATCTACTGGTTGTAAAAAGTATTCAGGAGACTTATCATGTATGTTTCTAATCTCTCTATTATCAAAGAATATATATCTTTTTGGGTCTAATGCTATTAATGGGTGATGTTTATCTGGTGGGTCTAATATGTGTTCTGTATCTTTATAGAATGTAACTATCTTTTTAACCCTGAAAGCACCTATAACTCCTAACTGGTCTATAATAGTCTGAATATCTTTTTTAAGATATAGTTCATCTGCATCTACTATTAAAACATAATCATAATCTCTTAGATAAGCTAGTCCATAGTTCCTTTGTTCTGTTTCTGACTTCCAATAGCCTTTAATAACCTTAGTTTTTAATGCTCTACAGATATTCTCTGTCTGGTCTGGTACAATCTCATCTCCATGCCAATTTATAGTAGATAATAAGACTAAGTGATCTATATCAAAATCTTTGAACTGTTTTATACAGGCACCAATATACTCTTCTTCGTTTAGTGCTATTGTTAGTACTGCTATTTTCATTTTCTTAACATTTCTTCAACACTCTTTTTAATACCTCTAAATCCTATTGAATACTTTATCTTATGTTTTCTAAAAAAGTAGTCTCCATCTATTCTTCTATTTCTATAATATTTATATAAATCCATAATCTCTTTATCAAGTTCAATATGGTCTGGTTTATGAACTACTATACAGTCAGGAGTAAAGGCTATGTTTATACCTGCTTTTTTTAAGGATAAGAACCAATCACTATGTTCAAATGATACCTTAATCTTCTCGTCCCATTTTAAATATTTAATAGGTTGTTTTTTAACTACAAAGAAGTTAAATGTTATATCGCACTTCTTATACCTTAAACCAGATACTTGACATTTTTCATATTTATCGTCTAATTTAATATACTCAAAGTGATCATCAAAGATTTTAATATTACCTTGATAGTTGGATACCTTTCCATGTTCATATATTCTACCACCTATTAAATCAAACTCTTCATGTTCTTTTAAGAACTTTACCATTTTATCAATACCTACCTTCTTATTGTAATAAAAGTCATCGTCTCCAATCAGTATATATTCAGTATTTACGAACTCTACTAATCTATTTCTAGCAAAACATACTCCACTATCAAATGGCATTAGTATATATTTAGTCTTATTCTCTTGACAAAACTTACCTAAATCAGTATTATACTTCCCATTCTCTCCTACTAATATATTAATACTAGGATATATTTCTTTTAAAGACTTGATACACTCCATTGTGTATTCTGGTCTCATAAAGCTAATCAGTATTGCTGTAGTATTACTTAGATTTTTCATTCTTTTTAATGATTTTTATTATATCACTAGAATGAATATTTGCCTCTGGTATATATAAAACATCTAAACAATACTCACTAGCTAACCTTGCTCCTTCCCAACCATTATCTTTATGGTCTGTTCCAACAAAAATAACCTCTGGCTCATGTTCTAATATAGCCTTTCTTTTACTAAATCCTCTTTTTTGATATATTACCTCATCTACACACCTTAATTCATTAAGTGCTGTAGTTCTAATGAAGTAATCCTGATAAGTATCTTTACCTTTTTTATCTTTAGCATATTCATCTGTATCAACAGCAACTATAAGATGTTCACAATATTGTTTTGCGTGTTGTAAGAACTTAATATGTCCATAGTGAAGATAATCCCATGTTCCGAAGGCGATACCAGTTTCATATTTCTTATTCATATTTCTCCATAATCTTTAACTATGACTCTATCACTTGTATAACAAGAATATTCACTTCTATGGACTGGTTCATTCCAATCTCCATATCTTAATGTTAAATATTCTTCCACATCTTTTGGTATCTTAAACTCTACACCTTTAAATAGTATTGTTTTAGTTTCTGTATAGAATTTAGATAAGACCTTTTTATATGTAAGTTGTTTTTCTTTGAATATAGTCCACCAAGCATTTTTACCTTTAACTTCTTTAAACATTATATCAATCTTCATTTCATATCGTTTAACTGTTAGCTGTGAGGTGTTCTTTTTTCCTTTCTCCCAGTAATGGTATATCTCAAATCCCTTAGCTGATAACCCTTCTAGTATATCAATGGCTTTATCTGAACTAACAAGTGTTGTTAAATCTACATCATCGTGATCGTCCTTACAAAATGTCTTATCTCTATAAGCACCTAATAAAGTTCCACCATCTAAAACAAATGGTATCTTCATTTTATTGAGAACCTCTCTAACCTCAATTAAGTTAGATAATGATAATGATACTCCCATACTAATTCTATTATCTTTTTTATAGTCTATTGGGGCATAACACTCCTCAATATCTCCAGTTTCTAATCTAACCTTAGCAGCTTGATTATCAAGAGATATAATAGTTCCTTTTTCCCAACCTTCTCCAAAGGCATCGTTTTTTAATACTCTATATTGCATTTTTCTTTATCCATTCATTTAACAATGCTACTCCATTCTTTTTAATCATTCTTTCTCTTTCTTGGTTATCTTTTAAGTTATCCATCTTCTTCCAAGTAGCCATATTTACGTGTTCGACTATAACCTTACCTGTTCTCATAACCTCAAATCCTGCTTTCTTTACTCTAATTGAATAATCTTGATCGTGGTATCTGTAGTTTAAATCTTCATCTAAATATCCAACCTTAGTAAATGTATTTCTATCCATAAGAATCAAAGAGAACCAATGACTATTATAAAATGTTTTCTGTTCGTGAATAGGATTAGTCATAGGTGCTAATATTCCACCTCTTTCTTCATTATAAACCTCTACCATCGTCTCTAACCAACCATCAGGAACAAATAAATCATTATTTAATATGCATAGATAATCTCCATCTGCCATTGCAAGTCCTAAGTTAGTTGCTCTAGCATATCCCATAGGTTTATCCTTTCTAATATAAATGTCTGCTTTCTTTTTCATATAATCCATACCTAACTTACTACCATTATCTACGATGATAAGCTGATACATCTCTCGCTTTGTACTAGCTTCAAGATATTGAATACACTTATATAAATAAGTTTCATTCTCTTCGTCTATTACATAACTTGGGATTATAATTGAAATCATTTTACTTTTAAGATTAGTGATAAATCTCTATCTACATTCTTTCGTTCCATCTTCATAATCATAAAATCATTTTGAATGAAATTTACAAACTCCTCTATAGATAAACCTAATTGAGGGTGTTCTACCTTATATGATTTCTCTTCTCCAAACCTACAATCAGTAGAAATGATAATAGTTCCATCTTTTTTAACATATCTTTTCATATTATCTAATACCTTTCTCCAGTCATAGGCATGGTCTAGTGAGTTCCAACTGATAACATAGTCGAACTTAGCTTCAAACTTATCAATGAAGTCCTCTGCTGGTTGAACATAAACTTCTTTTCCTTTCCACCATTCTTCAGGTGCTATCTTCTTGTATTCATCTGCTAAAGGTTCTATACAAATAGCATCAAATGGAGGTCTTGCTCCACAACCTATATCTAATACTTCACCATCTAACTCTCCTATCCATGATTTGATACTATTCCAATGGTTTTCAAACTGTTCTTCATCAGCACACCATTCAATACCCATTCTCTGCCAATAGATGACTTCATATTCTTGATAAAACTTTTGCCAGTATTCTTTTAGTTCCATACTTCCTTGATTCCTTCTTCAAAAGGTATCTCTGTTTTAAATCCTATGAATTCTTCAGCCTTTTTATTGTCTAAGTTAATATGTTTAGCATCTCCCTCTCTCTCTGGTAGATATTTAGCCTCAATTCCTAGTGTCTTTATAATGCTATTTAATGATATGCTTTTACCTGTTGCTATATCCATTTCTCCACAATAGTCTGATTGAGCAGCCATTACATTGGCTCTACAAACATCTTTCACATTAATCCAGTCCCTAGTCTGTTCTCCATCTCCAAAGATATTAACATATCCTTTTTCGTTATAAGTCTTTCTTAACATAGCAAACATAGCACTATCATGATCTATATTTTGTCTTGTTCCATAAACATTAGCATATCTTAGGCTAATAATTGATGATTCATAGAACTTATTGTATGTCCTAGCGACATCTTCCATTGCTATCTTAGAGTATTTATAAGGAGTATCTTCACAATATACTATACAAGAAGAAGTTAGGACTACTCTTTTAACCTTATTTCTCCTAGAAGCCTCTATAACATGCATTGAAGCCATTAGGTTATTCTCATAAGCACCAATAGGATCTGCTAAACACATTGGCATTCTACTCCAAGCTGCTAAGTGAAATACATAATCAGGCTTAATCCTTTTAAAGTAATCAAAGACATTATCCTTATTAGTTAATTCTAAGAATTTAAACTTAGCCTTTTCGTTAATATTCTCCTTATAACCAGAAGATAGATTATCTACGACATAGACATCTGCTCCTAATTCTATTAGATAGTCTGCTAAGTGAGAACCTATAAACCCAGCACCACCTGTTACTATACATTTTTTATTCTTCATATTTCTTACTATTTCTTATTACTTCTTATTATTTCTTTTTCCCAGACATCAGCTACTTTCTCCCAGTCAAACTTATCAGTCCAACTTCTCATAGCCTTAGTATCTGGCATTTGTTTTAATACCTTTAATGTTGCTTTTACAAATTGTTTTAAATCTCCTTTAAACGAATAGTCATTACCTGTTGCCCAGTTATCTTTAGTCTTATCTGATTTAAAGAAATAACCATCTTTATGTACTTTATCTCCCATAGCAGCGAAGTCTGAAGTAATTGGTACACAGCCAGAAGCCATAGCCTTAGTAAGACTAATATTATCTATTTCAGCAAACTCTGAAGGATATAGAAATACTTTAGCCTTATTATATAGCTTTGCTATCTCTGAATGACTTAATCTTCCTAGTTCCTCTACTCCTGAATCTACCATTTTTTTCTTCATCATCTCTTTCCACTCCATCATTTTAGTATCATTCTTATAAACAGCATCATAAACTCCCCAACCATAAGCCCATTGAGCCTTAACATTAGGATCTTTCTTCTTAACTTCTTTCACTATCTCACAGAAAGCACTTAAACTTCTGTCTGGTGATGATGTATTAATAATTAAATGATCACGTTTAGTTTCTTTTTTAAATAAGTCTGTGTAAATACCATTAGGTACTACTACAAACTTATCTTCAGGTATATTAGTGAATAGACTCTTGTGAAACTCACTCTTGACAAACACCTTAGATATGTTGTCTAATCGTTCTTTTGTAAATTCTCCATCAGATATAACATCATGTAAATCTATAAATATCTTATCAGAATTAATTTCATGCTTAGCAATTATAGGTGTTCTCCATAATACTACAGCATCTTGTTTATCTCTGACATTAAATGTCCAAAATGGTTTATATGTTACTCCATCGAAAACTTGCTCTGTATGACCACAGTTGTTATAAATGGTAACATTGTACCCTCTAGTGTTTAAAATCGCTGAGAGGTTGATTACAGCCTCTTCAGAGCCACCTATACCACTTACTCTCGCTGTCTCTGGTGTCCATTCTTCAGCAGTATATCCACAATAGAAAACTATGTCTTTTCCACTAGACTTTTCTTTGATAAACATTCTGTTTCTAATTATACAAATTGATGGGTGTTGTCTTATCTCTGGTGGTAGTTTATCTAATTCTGTTTTGAGTTTCTTCTTATCAGTAATTCCTTCTAGCTTTTTAACTATTTTGATAACTTTTTGGAACTTTCCATTCTCTATGGTCATTATCTTAATTAAATCTATAACTTCCTTACTTGGCACTATCTTTTCACAGCCTTTTAACATAACTAAAGCTAAATCAGGTCTTGAAAGGTTATGATATGCCTTTGCTAGGTTCATCATAGGAACATAGTCATAATCTCTAGGGTTATATACTATGATTGAGTTATATGGTGGTTTCTTTACTATTCCTTTAAGAATAGACTCTGCTGCTAATTCAAACTTACCAGACTCTAGTAAGAGTGATCCTTTTAAGTTATAGGCATCAGGATATTCTGTTCTTAGTCCTATAGCATAGTTACAATGGTCTATAGCCTCACTCTTTCTACCTAATTGCCATAATGATTCTGCTATTCTTAGTGTAACAATATACTTCTCTTCTTCAGATTCACTTGTTTCCATAAACTTCTCAAAGATTTCTAAAGCCTCTTGATTCTTACCAATAGCCTTAGCTGAATTACCAAAGTTACAGTAAACTCTAGGATCGTCGGGGAATCTCTTTATAGCTTCTTGTGATATTTCATAATTCCTTATCTTAGCCTCTTCAAACCTCTCATCATCTGATAAGTGTATTCTATCTATTCCCTCTATTTTATAAGAAGATAATACTCTAGTCTCTGTAAAATCTTCATGTAATAGCTTAGCCTCCCATTTAACACAGCCATCATTTTTAACTACTTGTGTCTTTAAGTGAACTACTGTTGCGTTCTTATACTCATCAAAGGCATATAAATAGGTCATAACAAAAACATCTACTTGTGGATTCTCCTCAATAGTCGGTTTAAGTTTCTCAATACCCCTAATATTATCATCAGCATCACACCATAAGATATGGGTGAACTCTTTAGGCACTCTATCAAAGTTATAATTTCTTGCTTTAGCGAAGTCTTTGTCCCATTCATAATAAGATATATTTGCTTTAAACTCTTTACAGACTTTTTCTACCTCTTTACTTGGTTGAACTCCTTTCTCATGTGTTATTGTAATGAATATACCATCTACTCCAACTGAAACATTGGCTAAGCATCTCTTTAGATATTTAGCTTCTGTATCTACACCTTTTACGATCATTGCCAATCCTAGCTTCATAATTTAACTAATTCATTTAATATATATTGACCTAATTTTGGATTGACACAATTCCTTAACATCAATCTTTTATTCCCTTTGTAGTCATTAAGGTTAATATCTAATTTTTCTTGTAATCTTTTGACCTGTGTTTTTTCGTGTTCATTTCTTCCTCCTGTAAGTTTAATTGTATCTTTTGGAAACTCTTTATCAGGAATTTCTTTATTCATCCAAAAATAATGCCTTTGTAATAGTTGTGGTTTTATGAGTGGTTGATACCAACTTTTAACATTCTCAACAACCCACTTACCTTTGAAATATCCTTGCAACAAAAGTATTTCTTCATATAACTTCATATCTGGGTAAATAGCTTTTGCTCCAACACTCATTGAAAAGTTTTTTCTAAAACTTGAATGACTAGGACAAGGAGGGCTACTCCAAATAAAGTCAAACTCTTTGTAGTTTTCTAAGAGGTATTTGTGGGCATCCGCAATCACCACTTTATCATTAGGAAAAAAGTCTTGATATATCTTTGCTATATCCTCATTAATCTCAACAGCAGTAACTTCGTGATTATCTCCCCAAAGTTTTCTATTGCCACCAATTCCTGAATATAAGTTTAGTATTTTCATAATTTAACTGTATTAAACTCTTTATAATGTTTTGCGAACCATAATGCACCTTTCTTTGAGTTGAACCATATCTTTTCTTCATCTTCTAGCTTCATCATAATCATGTTGTATAGTGTTTCAGGATATTCCATTAATTGTCTTTCTAGTATCTCTCCCTCTATCTTACCGAACTTGTTATCGTTTAGTGCATTCTGTAGTTTCTTTTCTGCAACTAAAATAACTACCTCTTTATATTCACTAGGAAAGAGTTGTTTATATTGCTCTACTATTTGTTTTATTTTAGTTTTCATCTTTTGAATAGTTATTACCAAATTATGTGCCTTGTCTAAACCAATTTGGTTAGTAAAGGCAAAGCACAAATAACTACTTAGTCGATGTCGAATCCATCAGCGTAGAAATTAGAATCTTGATTCCTTGTTTCTAGTGTGAATTTTCCAGTAACTGAATAGAAGTCATAGTCTCCACTTCTTGCAAGATCAGTATCAACGTAAGGACTCTTCAAGAATGCAATTTTTAGCTTTTCAGGGTTGATAGCTAAAACTCTTCCTGTAGAATCTCCAACTTGTTGAATGTATCTGTGAGTGTAAAGATTTAATGTTCCTAATGCAGTAGTATATGTTGAAACAGTCTTGATTAAGTTTGTTTGAACTGCATTTACTACAGTATTTGTTTTCTGTGTAAATCCATCAGTAGCTTTTCTCAAGAATGATCCCATGAATAGGTCTTCAGCAACGTCTCCATTACCATTATCCCAGTTTCCTTTCATTAATCCATCTAAGATAGATGCTGACCATACTGTTCCTGAACTGTGAGAAGTGTGGTTACTGCTCTTGCTTGTCGCTTCTATAATTCCAGAAAGTGTCGGTGCGGTTCCTGACTGTCCTGAAGTTAATGTTGATCTTCAATTTTGTTACTTTTCATTATATTTTTTAAGTTCTTTTAATTTTTCATAATAGAACTCAAATTTTTTAAGGGTATCTTGTGAATATGCTTTTCCTCTTTTATATTCTCTTTCTTTTAACTCGATATATTTAAGGAAATATTTAGCTTCTTTTTTCTTCTTAGCAGGAAGAGGATTATCGATTAACATTTTAGATATTCTTTTACACGTTTCAATATCTTCTGCTTGCCAAATAATTGTTGGATTAGAAAATGTATAAGTACCTTTTTGTTTATTATAGATATTATTTCTTTTTTCTCTATAAAAACAATGACCACCTATATTTTTCAGTACCCAATCTATTATTTTAGAATCATCACTTCTTAATGTTATTCTAGCAACTTGTCGATACCATACTACTTTCTCTTTTCCATAGTTTGGTGATTTTCTATTACCAGATTTCCTATAGTCTTTACTGATTCTAATCATTCCTTCTCCCATAAAGAAAGAAGCAAAACACATCTCATTTATATTTTTTGTATTCATAGTAGTTAGTTATAATTAATACTAACTACATTATATACCCTTTTTAATGAACGGTCAAGATATTTCTACTTGACTCTATATATTTCTATATAGTTCAGACTATCGCTTCACCCATGTAGGGTGTTCTTTCACTTAGTCGTTGCGGCTGCACGATATAAATCTGCTTGCCTCTGATTGCCCTCATCTTATATGTTAGGGGTTCCCATGTAATCAGAAAGAATTTTCTTACTATATGTTGCCATATGGCGACGCAATGTTTTACGAGATCAAATTCTGCTGCATTACCCCATTCTTTCAAAGCTTTATTAGTTTGTCTATTAAGCTCGTCTTGTCCGTGATAATGTTTAATATCCCTTTGGGTTCTTGTAACCTTGTAAGGAATAGCAACCATTTCTACAATGTTTGTAAGATCACTTGGAGTAGTTCTAGTAAGTGCTGTATAATCTGCACCTTCTGCAACTGCCTGACTAGCTGCTGTAGCTAGTGTGTCAGTTTGAAAGATATGGATTGTGTTAATAGCTTTTGTCTTTCCTAGCATATTGAAGATTTGAGTCTCCTTAGCTGTTAGAATTTCAATAGTATTTAATACAACATCTTTTACTGCTGATCCATCTCCGTATGTTCTTAAAATGTTATCTGCCATATATAAGTTTGTTGGACTTATTAATGACTACTTGTTTTCTTTAGCTTCGGCTATGCTTTCAAGAACTGCATCTACTGCTTTGTCCTCTGCTCGGTATATGTCACCTTTGCTTAGCATTTGTTTTGCCTCGTCTATTTTATCAGTAGCCTGTCCAACTCGTGTTTTGGACATTATAACTGACTTTTCATCTTGCTTTCCAGCAAAATCACTAAATGGTTTAAATTCATCTAACTTTAATACATCATAAGCTGATGGGGCTGTATCTGATTTTAATCCCTCAATGATTTTTTTGTAAGGTACAAGTTTAGGATTTTCCTTATAAAACAGAATGTCTTGCACTTGTTCTTCTACGGATATTTCCTTAACTTCTTTTTCAGGAGATTCTGGCTTAACTTCTGTCTCAAATGCTTGAGCATTAAGATTTTTAGCTAATTCTTGGTCTCCACCTAACTTATTCTCTAAAGTTTTTAAAGCTTTGCTATATTTACCAACTTTACCAACCATTTGTTGAGTATCTTTGATAGATTTTAACGCTGCTTCATCACTTTTGAAATCCTTTCCCAAAGTTTCACCTAAAACTTTATACAAAGGTTTGCTGCTTTCGTCCACAGATCCTTCATCGTCTGATGGTTCATCAGGTAAGATTTCTTGATTAATGTTTTCTTCTGGCATAAATTATAGTCTAATTAATAATGGAGGTCTCGACCTGAATTAAATGACCTCATGCCTACCAACTCAAAAGAGAGAGAAAAAGTTGGCAGGAATGAAACCACTAATTATCCACTAATTGTATTTAATGATTTCCTCCTTATCGTTTTCTTTTAAAAGGACTGGTGCATTGCTATTATGTTGTTCTGCGTCTCCTTCAATTTCATCTATCCATTCTCTAACTATTGCAATAGCACCTACTCTCTTTTCAATTTCTACTTCAGCATTCTTTTCTCCTCTAGGGAAGTTACTCAAAGAATCTAAAATTGCTATCTTAGCTTCTAACTTAGCTTTTATCATAAACCAAGCATCTGACTTTACAAAGTCAGCTACCTTTTGTCCTTCTTGTAGTATTTTTGCTGTATCTTCGTCCATTTAGATGGGTGTATTGGCTCCTGTAAACGACTCTTGTTCAGTCGGCGAACTAATGTTTGCATTTGGAATCGGTGCTTGTCCTTGAGGAACTTGTGGTTGTTGTCCCTCCTTAGGTTTGAATTGTGATGGTGATAATCCTAAAGTATCTATGATTTGTTCTGCTGTAGCAGTTGGATCAATAGCTTGAGGAATACTTGGAGACATTTGTAATAATGCCATTAAGTTTTGAACTAATGAGTTCTTATCTATTTCTTCGTTAGTAACATATACTTGTACATCAAAGTCATCTAATTTAATCTTGCTTAGAATCTTAAAGTATCTATCACTACCTATAGCTGTTAGTTTAGCCATAGCCTTAGCTTGTTCTTGTAATACTTGAACCTCATCAAATAGTCCTCCACTCTTTCTAATATCTGTTAGTTGTTTATATAAGTTATAATTGACAACTCTCTCATCTAGTGTCTTAATATCTCCTATTTCTCCTGTATATCTTAAAACCATATCTTGTTTAAGGTTCTTTTGGAAGATAGGCATCATATGTCTCTTGATAAGTCTTTGTAAGAATAGTCCATAACCTTCCTTTACAAAAGCAAAGGTAGATTTAGAAGCATGTGATTGTACTGCTACTGCTGTAGCTGTTGTAGATGCAGGCATTTGTTCTCCTGTAACTGATTCAACTGCTGAAGTAATGTTTCTAGCCCAAGTTAGAATGTTTTCTTCGTCTTTGTATGAAGCCATACTAGCTTCTTGCATTACAAACTGTTCTACATCGTCTGTGTTATTTACTACTAATGCTCCACTAGCTGCTAATCTTTGTAAACTAGCTGGTGTAACACCAGATCCTTTCTTGATTTTAAATATTCCTAGCTGTGATACTGTACTTCTAGTTATTCTCATATTAACTATAAGATTCAACCATAACTGTAACATCATAACTTCTTCTACTATTCCAACTCCATACCATCTTCCTGATACTTTCTTATACCAAGCTTCTTCATAAGGTTTTAGTCCTCCATCATTTGCTTCTAGTAAGTGTACTTTGTTGTTACCTGTCTCTAATCCTGAAATGATAATATGTCCATCTATAACTTCTTTTCTATCTTTTTCTTTTCCACTAATTAAACTCTTAGGTATCTTTCCCCACATCTCCCATACATCAACAAACTCTGAAGTTCCTGTTGCTTTATAACTTATCTCTGGGTCTATGTATCCTAGATTAGTTTGAGTTTCAATGTTTTCTATATTGATCCAACCTGTCATTCCTTCTACTTCATCTTTAGTCATTAGATGTCTTTCTGTGAATCTGTAAGCGTCTTGAATAGACTCTGCTGTAGGATCTATGTAAATGTTTAGTAAATCTATAGGTAATAGATTAGCGATAGCCTTTCCATTCTTTTTACTTTCAACTACTTTCCATACTCCTGTGCCATCTCTAGCTGTATCTCTTGTAAGATGATTTAACTTCTCTCCAAAGTTAATCTCATCAAAGTTATTCTTTGAAAATGTCTTGATAACAGAATTAAGACCAATAGATGATGGTCTCTTTGCTCTGTAGTTAATGTCTTTAGTATCTAATTCAGTTGCCTTAGTTGCTGTATCTGTTAGCCAACTAGATAATGGTAACCAAACCTTCTTTCTCCCTGTATTAGAATCTACTGGTTTATTAAATACTCCCCAATAGTTCTTACGAATTTGTCTTATTAAATTTCTCATTCTGAAAGAAACTCTTTCAGTAATGAAAGCCGCAGCATCTGACCAGCTACTCTTCTCCATTTTAATTATTCCGATTGCCTCTCCTTCAATCTGTTCTGTGCTTAGTGTTTTTTTTGCCATATTTAAACCTTACTTTTAATGATGTTACAAGTAAGGTACGAGACCGTTTGTAGTTCTAACGTATTTATATTACCATACCACATTTTAAGAAAAAAATCAAGTCCTATTCATAGTCGCCACCGTATAAATTGAACTCTTCATTGTTATTTTCTACTGTTGGAGTATCATTGTAAAGAACATACCTTAAAGCGTCCATAGCATGATCATCTTTCTTCTCTGGTTCTTCAGGTGAGTTCTTATCAAGGTTCTTTTGCTCCTTGTAGTGATATGTTTCTAGTTCCCATATTAGATTCTTACAACTATTACTAATATGGATTCTACCTTGTTTGAATAACTCTCTTATATTATCTATACCTGCCATTACATCTTTACTAACCTCTCTAACATTCATTCCAGCGTCTTTACACATTTGTATTCTATCTGGTTCTGCTATATCTGGGTAAACCATATTGGGTCTGAACATTTTAGCTACTTCAATTATCTGGTCAGTAGTTTGTTGTCTCTTGTACCACTCATCAGTTATCCAGTAGTTATTATCTCCATCTTTACCTATTCTTAAAACTGCTGCTGGATTAGTAAATCCCCAATCAATACCAACTAAAACATCAGTAAATACTGGTAACTCTACAAACTCATCAAAGGTGTGATCCTCTCTTCTAAACTCTTTATAGACTAATCCTTCCATCTTTCTAAACTCTCCTTCATACTCTTGAGCAAACCTATCTTCTGTCATTTGCTTCTTAGCAGTATCTATCTCTTTTTTATTTAAAAATGGATTAGTATATGAGCTGTAATGAAAACTCTTAAAGTCCTTATCTGTATCTTGTAAATTATAAAGGTCATAAAAATGATTATAACCTTTTGGTGTTCCAATAAATAAAACTTCTCCTTGATAATCAGTAAGTGTTGGTCTAATGATTTCTTCCCAACCTATCCAAAAGTTCTTATATGAACTAACTTCGTCCATTACTATGAAATGAAACTTCTGTCCTCTTAAAGATTCCTTATCGATGATACTCTGCCAAGAACTGAACTTGATAATAGAAATTCCTCCAAACTTATTCCTTATCTCTAACTCCATTCTGGTGTTATTGGCATTTACTGTAATAGATTTAGCTATTTCTTTTATCTCTCTCCAAGCAATATCTCTAGCTTGTTCTGATGTTGGAGCTATATAACCTACTCTTCCATCTTTTTTAAAAAAAGCCTTGCCTACTAATTCGTAACCAGCTAATGTTGTCTTTCCCCATCTTCTACCACAGAGAACTACTCTAAATCTATGTAAGTCTTTTGCGACAGACTTTTGGGGATTATGTAATACTATCGGTGTCATTCTTTTGTAAAATCTCACTAGGTAAATATAGAGGTTTACCCATAGTTGTATGGTCTATCTTTTGTTGAGGCATACCATCTACATACTTTACTATAGATTCTAATGCTTTAAAGTCTTTATCTGTTTTAGCTTTCTTGATCCAATTCTCTACCAACTCTTCTCCTTGTGCTACTCCTCCTTCTTCTACTGCCTCCTTTAGTTTTCTTTTTAAAATAGTTACTAAACTATAAGTACCCTTTGGCTTTCCAGCAGGGTTACCTGATTCTCCTTTCTTCCATTGTGTTGAGGGATTACTCATTATCTGTATTTTCCTGATATTATATAATAATTAGCTTAATTGTCAATTTATTATGGGGGTAAGGATTTGCCTAATTAGTTGAACGGACTTTTCAGTCATCGCTCTTATAAGTTTCCAAATAAGATATTACGATTTTCAACTTCATTATTAGTATAGTCAC